GTTTCTATGTGATTAAGAATCCATCTTACCGCCTTATCACGATTGTCAAATTTTAAATTAGTGCCTCTAACAATATATGTTTTCTTCTCTTTTTTCTTCTCTTTATTCACTTCTTCTTCATCCACTTTCTTAATTTCTTCTTCAATAACATATTTTTCAAATCCATCAAGTCCCTGTTCTTCTGCTTGTTTTAATGCTGCTTTATAATCCTCTGCTGATAATTCACCCTTTTCAAAAGACTCCTTTAAATAGTCCATAGTTGCTGTATTTAAGTTATCACCTGGTTTCCACTTTTCATTTACTTTACCTACTTTATTACTTAACTCATTATTTTCTGTAATTTCTTCTGTCACTTCTTCAAAATCTCCATTTTCTTGCTTTTTTACTTGGGGAGCTATCTTTTTTACTTCTTCTGATGGATTATCGGCAGTTGCTTTAGTCCATTCACCTGGTTCAAGACCAGAGACACCTTTCAGAAACTTAGGTCCTTTCTGTCCATTAAACTCACCATCTAATATACCAGTATCATTTAAAGAACCAGTAAAACCTGATAGAGTTCCAAAATTACCAGAAGTAGATTCTGTCTGTGCGGTTCTTGGAAAAACACCTATAATAATACGAGGACCATCACCACCATATATCCCATAAACCATATCACCTTGACTCACTCTAACCGATCTTAATTTATATGCAGCGCCAGATCCAGCAGTGGTAGGAAGTAAACATATCGCATAACTTAATTCTTCATCTGCTACGTTTTTACTATTTGAATCATCACCTAAAATTCTTACTTTATATCTCCAACCCCACCCTTCATCAATTTGTTCTTTCTGTGATTCGTATGCAACAACCTTCCCAACCCAAGATTTTAATGGTATTTTACCATATTGATCTTGACTACTTGCTTTAATAAAAGGAGTTTTTTGAGAATGTTCGCTCATTTCTTACTCGTATATAATCCGTATGTGTCACGGGCTAGTGTTAATGATGTATAAGAGTTGTCAGTATCAAAGTGATGACATAAATGCAATATCAGATAATATCCACTTCGATGTTCATTATAAATTTGTAAAAGTTTGTCATCTTGAGTGATATTTTCTAATTGTAATTTTATCACATCACCTGCTTCTAAAAGTATATTACAAGGAACTTGAATATCAATCAATTGAGAATGTAATAAACCATACCTCATGTGAGCTTTTGGTTCATAATTTGATGGGTCATTTATCACATCAAAACCAACACCCTTATCATCAGCACCAGGATTTAATATGTATGTGTATGACTTTGAGAAATTATTATTATCTACAGGACTTTTTTGTTTCTCTCCCAAGTTGGACTTACTTAAAAGATTAACAACCTTTTCTTCATATTTTTGAGTGAGTGTGTCCATCGTACAGATACGAACATTATATTGTCCATTCCTCAATGAAGACAATTGATCCTGATCTCTTCTAACTAACGGTGCAAGCAATACTTTATAATCATTTTTATTATTATCTAAATTTGCCTCTAATGCACTTGAGTAACTATAGGTGTGAGTTTCTTTGTATGAGTCATCATTAAATTTTTCCATACCCTTAGTAATAAGACCATCAATAGATTGAAATTTAAATCCGCTTTTTGTTTCAAAGAAAAAGTAACCAGGATCATTACCATTTTCTGGTATGGATTTTTTACATAATTGAAGTATTACATCTAATGGTAATTCATTATTACCACCTACTTTATCTTGATTACTTGTCTTTTCAATGAACTCATATTTTCCAGATGTCGCATTGAAACCTAATCTATCTTGAGGAACTTTTAAAAGTGAAGGATCTAAGAGAATTTTCTGTACAATTTCACTTATTGGTGCGTCTGGGTAAATACGGTCAAGTGGTTTATTTGCATTTTTGATAGCATATTGAGAAACTAATGGAATGAATGATGTCTGTTTCTGTGGTGAATCAATATTCATTGGACTTCCAGTAACAATCATTGGATTGTCTTCAAAATTTAATTCTCCAGTGGCAGTTAAAATTACAAAGGCAACCTCTTCAAATCCTTCTATTGGTAAGGCATCCTTTAAAGTCCCTCTTAATCCTTTCTTGTTTGCCACAGTTCCACCAACATCCTCAATAAGAACATTCGCTGTTATCATTGGAGAATAAACACTTTCATAGTAATCAAATCCTAAAATTTTACCCTCAGTCCTAACCACAACACCACTACTGGGTTTCGTGATTTGAAACAATGTATAATTAGATGCTCCTGCTGCTGACATTTACTTAAAAATTATTGGTTGCCTAAAAACAAAAATATTATCACCAGAAGAATTATCATCTGGAATTAAATCAAAATATGATTTTTGTGAATTTTTCCATTTTTTTAATGCTTCACTATATGCTGCTCCCCCTGATTTACCATTTGGGAAATCAGATCTTTTAGGTTTTGGATTTAAATCAAGATTAAAATTTAAATTATTAAAATTAAAAAGACTATCATCACTCGTTTGAGAAAAAGCATTCATATCTAAATTAAGTAAATTTGGTTCAACGAGGTTTGATGAAAATTTATCTGATAGTTTAAGTGAATCTAAAAAACTTATATTATTTAATGTTTTTTCTTCCGTACTAGAACCAGACATATCTATATTTTCAATTTGCTGTTCTCCTTCAAAAAGTTCTTTTAACGGACTTCCATTAATAATGTTTTGTAATTCCTTCTCCAATTCTTTTATTTCTTTTGCATCTTTTTCAAGATTAGCTAAATCTTCATCCGTAATTGCACTTTTACCTGTTCCGAATATTTTTGGAAATTTAGTTTGGAAGAAACTAATAAAATTTTTAGTTGCATCAACAATGACTCCAAGAAATTTCTTTACCCTTTCATATTCTTTTTTAACTTTATCTCTTAATTTTTTAAATTTTTCTCGTATGACATCTATATTATTAATTGCTGTTCCTAATAATAGTAAAGATACTAATTCCAATATACTTTCACTGAATTTAGCAGGATTTCTAAAAATACCACCAGCTTTTCTTTTAACAGAATTAATATTGTTAAAAAATTTATTATTTTCTAATTTCTTCTCTTTATTTTTATTTTTTCGTAGATTTAAGAAGTTTTTAAGTCTTGTTGCTCTTTCTTTTCTTAAATTATTTACTTTAGTTACTGAAACTTTAAGAAAAAATCTAAGATTTTCAGTTGTAATTTTAATATTTTCCATCTTATGTATACACTAAATCTGAAAATCCAAATAAGGTTGGTGTCTCTTTCATATAATTATTATTGACATTTGCTGACGATACTCTCAAAACTTGAGTAGCAGGAACATTATTTATTTTACTCTCTTCCATATTCATATAAATTGGGTCTAAATCTCCCCCAAAGAAAATATTTGATTCACTTAAATTCATACCAGAGTTGGTGGCATAAAGTTTTGCTAGTCCAATTTTATCAACAACTGATTTTTTGATAACAAATTCACCTGGTTCTACAATACCTAATCCATGAGAAAAACCTCCAAATTGAAATTTAGGTAATGATGAATTTTCTAATAAAAATTTATCAACTCCTTCTTTTTTAAGATATTTACCGTCCTCAAAAGTTCTTATAAATTCGTCAATCATTACTCTTTTGAGAGCGAGCAAAACCTTATCATAATCATCCTTACTTATTTTGTTATCAATTGATAGTTTAGCTGCTTTATCAGTTAGTGCACGTATTTCAGGTCTTTGATAAAATTCAGATTGAAACACTGAAAAAGGACCTTGTTCTTTTACAAAAATACCTCCGAATCTTTGATCTTTATCCTCTTTTTCTAAAAATTTATTAAAATTTTGTGATAAGTTCGTATTTGTTTGTAAATTTTTTCCTTTTTTACTACTACCTCCTAACATTAGTGGTAGTAAAATAACACCTAATCCCGTGGTAAAAAACTTTGCCATAGGAATAAGAAGTCTTTTAAAAAAAAATTTAAGAAATTTAAATATTGTACCACCACCACCAACAAGTCCCAAACCAGCTAGAATACCACCAGCAGTTAAAATTGCTCCAGCGTTATTTTTTATAGATGTAAATATTTTTTCAACTTTCTCTGCATTTTTAGGGTCTGTAACAAATTTTATTACATTATTAGCAATTAACCCAGTTCCTAAAATAACTCCTAATTCAGTTAATTGATCAAATAATCCAACAAAAGGTTTTGCAAGCGCAGTGCCTACCTTTTTACCGATTTTATTAAATCCTTTTGTTTTTTCTAAATTTGATTCTTGATCTTTTCTTTTTTGATCTTGGAATTTTTTTGTATCATCTTTAATTTGATCTTGTAAAATTTTTATTCTATCTTTATAATCTCTTTGTATTACCTCGGATATATCTGTTAGAATTATGTTTGTTTCCAGTAAGGATTCTCTTAAATTATTAACACTTGGTTTTATATCATCATTGATTCTTGTATTCTGTTTTTGAAAAACTTTTCTTAATAAAACTATTTTTTTTGAATTATTAGCGACCTGATCTGCTAAACTACCATTACCAATTTTAAAAGTAGTTTTACTTATTTTAGGCTTTGTTACTGTATCAGGTTCCACGTTGTTGTGCCTTTAAGTTTTCTTCTTCAATATGTTGTTGAAGCAAAGATACGTATATATCCTTTTCCCAAGGAATCATATTTTCAATCTCTGTTAAAGAGTATTTATGATGCTGAATCAAGGCAAAGTTAATTTTATAGTATGACTCTAGATTCATATGAGCCATACCTAGTTGAAAAAAGCAGCTAGTCCCTCCAGTATGACCGTTGACTCTTTTTCCGTTTTGGGATTTTTCACTTTAATTGCGTGACTAAGTTTAGGCATAGTTTCAAAGTATTCTTCAATTTTTTTAAATTGTTTTGTATTCAATTGTTCAATAAACTCTCGGAGTTCTTTTTCGGTTGACTCAGACGCATTCCAACTCTCCTCTTCATTAAATATTGAATCAATGCAATTAGTAATCATTTTTAGTGATGTATCAACCTCATTTATGTTTTCAGAGTTAAATTCAAAGTTCTCTTCAATAAAAGAACTCATTGAAGGATAATTAAATTTAATTGATAGTTGGTCATCCAATTTAATTATACTTGAATGCTTTTTATTTTTTTTAACTTTGATTGAATCTATGTCAACTTTGACTGCAACAGTGGTTTCATTATCATCTGGGCATGTTATATTCACCTCTATAGTTTCACCAACTGATTTTGCTCTAACATGTAGGAACAAATATTCAATATCAAAAGAGGGTAAATTTTCTATTTTTACATTTTTTGTCAAAATACAAGAATTTAATATATCCAAAACTGCGGTTGTAATTTGTTTCATATCCTCAGTCTCTAGTGCCATAATGAGAATTTTCTCTTCTCTGACTAGAAATGGTCTATATTTAATTCTTTTCCCACTTGGTAATGTTAAATCATAAGTGGGTGTATTAACTTTTGGTAAAGGCATAATAATTATTCAACTCATTAAAATTATTTATACTGGTTTTCTAACCGTTTACTATATAGCGGTCATAGTTAAAGTTTACAGTCACTTTAAGCACATCGGCAGGACCATATGTAACTGGAATTGTATTGATACTTTTTGGGAATACGTTTACAAATCTATATCTCAGAGTTCTTTTATAATTTTTTTCAAACTTATTGATGTACATTGTATTACATTTATATGAGTCTGGATATCTCATTCTCCTATAATATGCACGATGGTCTTGATTAACACGATTATTTGCTCCACTTGAGATATATTCCATCCAACCCTCAAACATTTTAAGTAAAGTATAATCTTCATCAATATAAAAAGAATATGCGATATCAGTATAAAATCTTGTATGTGCAAATTGTTGAGGCACACCCATAAAATTATCTTTAACTTCTGCTGTTGCTAGTGTTGATGTCGGTAATACTGCATCACTACATAAAATACCCAATTGTCTTGATAAAAAACTTTTTACGTTTCTTATCCTTGAATAATTAGCAAGGTATGATTCAACTGATGGAGTTAATGATGAAAAAGTAACCAAAAAATGATTGGTCTGTGCTAAAGGACCGATGATACTCTTCGCAATCGAAAGGTTAAATGGTTTTATTGTTGTCTCTGCCACTCTAAATAAGTATGATTGTTATTTCTATTTATGTCATATAAAGGAAAATATTATCCTTCTTATCCAAGAAAGTATAAAGGTGATCCTACAAATATCATCTATAGGTCACTTTGGGAGAGAAAATTCATGGTATATTGTGACAAAAATGATAAAATACTTGAATGGGGAAGTGAAGAAATCGCACTACCCTATCGTTCTCCTGTTGATAATCGAGTTCATAGATACTTTCCAGACTTTTATATCAAGGTTCAAGAGAACACTGGTTGTATCAAGACATATCTAATAGAAGTAAAACCACTTAAACAAACACAAAAACCAAAAAAACCTAAAAGACAGACCAAGAATTATTTAAGAGAAGT